GTCGCCGTCGCCGCGGCCCGACGACCGTCCTGTCCTGCGGTGGATCGCCCGCGCGGCGAAGTCGCTCCTATGGATCGCGCTCGTCGCCGAGCAACCTCCCAAGGATCCGCAGCCGGACCACCGCGTCGCACAGAACCGTATCGGAGACGACGGGTATCCGGTGGTCGACCACGCGCGGGGGTGGTGACATGACGAGAAGCGTATGGGCCGCGATCGTCGCCTGGCTGGTCTGGCTGTCGAGCGATCCGACGGCGATCGACCGCGAGCATCCGAGGGCTGCGGCAGCGGTGGCGGCAGCTCGGGCGTCGATGCTCGTCGACTCCCCTGTCCCGCCGAGCCCCGAGCCGACGGAGTGCGGATGCGGCGAGACGTGCGTCCGGGGTATCTGGAGGCCGGACGGACGGATCGAGCAGCGCTGCGATTGCGACTGCGATCGCTGCCAGGCCGAGCGGGCTCGTCCGTAGTTTCGTCCTGCCGTAGGACGCGGCAGAGATTCTCCGCTCCCAGGCGGACGTAGTTTCTTGTGGAAGGTCCGACCATCCCGCACGAAGGAAACGACACCATGCCCAGCCCGAAGCTCGCTCGACTCATGGACGAGTCCGCCGCCGTCGCCGCCGAGATCGAAACTCTTCGGGCCTACGAGCCGGCAGACGACGCCGATCGCGCTCGAGTGGAGGCCCGGATGGGCGAGCTGTCGATCCAGGCAGACAAGATCGGCAACGAGGCGAAGGCCGAGCGTGAGCTGGACGCGCGTCTCGACGTCCTCCGTCAGGTCCGATCGAGCGACTCGGATGCGAAGCCCGCGGCCCGGAAGGCTCCGGCCATCCACGTTCGCGGCAGCGTCAAGGGTTTCGAGTCGGCTGACGACGCGAGCGTCGCCGGCCGATACCTCCGCTCGCTCGCTCGCGGCGAGGTTCGGGCGATGGGCGAAACCAGCCCGACGTTCGACGAGATCGGTGCCGAGCTGACCGCTCCCTCGGAGCTGTATGGCTCGATCGTGAACGTGATGAATCGCGTCAGCGTCGGCCTCCGGGTGGCGAGCGTGTTCTCGACCATCGCAAAGAAGCTCACTCTCCCGAAGGTGAGCGAAGGCTCGGCCGCCTTCTACGCCGAGTCTGGCGAGGTCACTCCGTCCGATCTGGAGACCAGCGGCGTCGACGTGACGCTCTTCGGCCTCCGGAAGGCAACCGCCGTCTCGAATGATCTGATCGAAGACAGTGTCGTCGACGTGGCGAGCCTGTTCGCCAGCAACACGGCGAACGCGTTCGCGTCGAAAATTGACTACGCGTGGCTCCAGGGCGACGAGACCGCCGGGATCGACGGCCTCGTCGGCGAGGTGACCCAGTCGGTCGCGGTCGCTGCCGCCAAGGACACCACGGCGGCCGAGCTGGCCGAGCTGGTGGGGAAGATCGACCCGCTCGCGATGAATACCTCGTGGGTCGTGAGCCCCGAGGGCTTCGGAGCGCTCCTCGCGGCCCATGCCGGGGTCGGCTCGGTGATGCTCGCCGACGCGATGCAGCCCTCGGTATACGGTCGGCCGGTGTACGTCACGAACGGGCTCCCGGCTGGGACGCTCGCTCTCTACGGCGACTTCTCGTTCGCGACTGCCGTGGCGGTCAAGGCGAGCGGTCTCCGGATCGAGGCTCTCCGCGAGCTGCAAGCGATGAACGACCGAACCGTCTTCGTGGCGAAGCAGCGGGTCGGCATCGCTAACCACGCTCCGCAGTTCGTCTCGAAGCTGGTGATCGACTGACGTTGACCCAGCCCGACTCGGGGACATAGTGGCGGCCGGGCTGGCAGGGATGCCGGCCCGGCCGTCGACGCATACGGAGGCACCGTGGACGCTCTGGAGTCTCTCCGCCTGGTGAAGTCCTACCGAGGCTACCGAGCCGGCCAGGTGATCCGGGCAACGCCGCAGCTCGCGGCGACACTGCGAGCCGAAGGGATCGCCATCCCGGACCACCAGCGGACGCTCCTACCAGGCGAGGGGTCGGAGCGGGCGGTCGAGGCCAGGGCGGAAGTCGAGAGGAGGTCTAGATGACACCCGACACGATCAAGATCCTGACCCAGCCGGTCGTCGAGCCGGTGACGCTCACCGAGGCCCGGCAGCAGGTCGGACTCATGCCCGACCAGACCGAGTTCGACGCGTTCCTCCTGCGGGCGATCGCGACCGGGCGGCGGCTGATCGAGCGGCGGCTCGGGGCGACGCTCGTCGCGACGCAGTATCGGGCGAGCTGGTCCACGGCCCCGGCGGTCCTCGACCTGCCGAACCCGCCGCTCCTCCAGGCCGAGGGCTACGGCCTGGTCGTCACCGTCGACGGCGTGGAGGTCGATGCCGGTGACTACGAGATCGACGCCGACGCGATGCCGGCGACCGTCACATTCGACTCCCAGCCGTCGGGGAAGATCGTCGCGACCTACTGGGCCGGCCAGTCCCCGGAGACGCTGATCGAGCCGACCCTCCGCTCGGCGCTCCTCATGTACGTCTCCCACGCGTTCGAGAATCGCGGGATCCTGGCGGACGGCTCGTCTACCGAGCTGCCGCAGGGATTCGAGGCCCTCCTCGCCGCGTCGAGCTGGAACGGGGGCTGGTGATGCCGCGACGAGCTGCCGGCCAGTATCGCGAGGTATTCGCCGTCGAAGCGCCGACGCGGACCAGGAACGCGGCCGGCGGCTCGATCGAGACCTGGTCGGAGGTCTGCAAGATCTACGGATCCTACGAGGCGATCTCCTACTCCGAGCAAGCCCGCCGGGGGCAGATCGGAGGCGGGATCTCGGCCACGGTCTACACCCGCTACCGCGACGACATTACCGGGGAGATGCGTCTCCGGTGGATCTCTCGCGAAAGCCGGCTCCTCTACATCTCGGCTATCGTCGAGCAAGGGAACCGGGAGGACCTGGAGCTGACAGTCGAGGAAACCGCCTCGTGATTAGCGTCAATTGGGAAAAACTTCTCGGCGAGTTCGCGGACCTCTCCACGAGCTACAGCGCTCTGCCCGCGTACCTGGCGAAAAAGTACCTCGTGGCTGCACTGCGAAACGCAATCAAAGAGGCGAAGGGGCCGCAGCTCCTTCGGAAGAACACCCCACCAGCCGGAACGAGGCGAGGCCGCCGTCGGGCAGGCGAGAAGCGATCGACGGGCGATCTCCGCCGCGCCGTGACGACCAAAGCAAAATGGATCGGCAGAAACCGGGACGGGTTCGCCGTCGCCGGCCTGGGCTACAAGTACGGCCACGAGTCTCGCAAGGCGATCTGGCTGGAGTTCGGAACGACACGCATCGCCGGCCGGAAGATGGTGGAAAAGACGTTTGACTCGATCCGGAACCAGGTCGCCGCCGGCCTGTCGCGGAGCCTGGCGTCGTCGCTGGAGGCTGCGGTCCGCGAGCTGGAGTCCGGCAAGAATCCAGGCATGAGCAAGCGCGGCCGCGCCGCAGGACTCTAGGAGCAACCGATGGCAGCCCCGCAGATATGGCTACGCTCCGCGATCGAGGCCGCGGCCGGCTGCGACGCGTACCCGGTCCAGGCCCCCGAGGGGGTCGCGCCTCCCTACGTCATCTACGAGCGGACCGCTACGTCGCGCGAGCAGATCGTCGCCGACACGCTCGACTCGCCTGCCGCTGGGACGCTCTTGCCGCCGTCCGCGGCGATCTCGGTCCTGGTGTTCGTCGACGACTACGTCGCGGTCTGGGAGACATCATCGGCGATCGTGGCCGCCCTCCACGGGTTCGCCGGCGAGCACGAGGGGACGACGATCGAGTCGAGCCTGGTGATCGACGAGCGGGACTCCGAGCCGGTCTACATGGACGGCAGGGACACGCCGACCTACGTCGTCGAGCTGACGGTCGAGGTCCGCTGGTCGTGAGATTCTCCGCGGCCCCCCGGTCCTAGAATCGAAGGACCAGCACAGGAGGCCCGTCTATGCCGTTCGTCAGTAGCCAAGGAACGACGTTCACCTGGGACGGCGACGCGTACAAGTGCGTCGACATCTCCTACGAGACCTCCGCGCCGGCTCGCGAGCTGGTCGACATGTCGACGCTCGATCTCGCCGATAACGCGGAAATGGTGATGCTGTCGGCTCCGCTCAAGCCGAGGCAGGACCCGAAAAAATTTACGATCACCTATAAGTCGGAGGGGTCGGAGATCGAGGCCGGGCTAGAGGCAGCGCTCTCCTGCGGAGGCGTCAGCGGAACCTATCTCTGCACGTCGGCGAGCGTCTCCTACAAGACGAACGTATACGTCGAGGGGTCCGCCACCTTCGAGGAAGTGATCTCGTAGCCAGGAGGCCGCGATGCCTGGCATCGAGTCTAGTCAAGGCGCGGCCGTGACGTTCAACGGCACGCTCGTAGGCTACCTGACGGGGCTCGACGTCGAGGCGAAGGCGTCCTCCCCAGTCGACACGACGAACGTCACGTCGACCGTTGTCGGGACTGGTGGATCGGCTCGCGTCGTCAGGTCCTACGACTGCACGTCGATTGAACCACCAGCGGCGTCGATTACGTTCTGGGGGCCGCCGTCTTTCAGTAAGACCGACGTCGGCATGAAAGCGACGCTGTCGATCGTCACGGCGTCCGTCTCAATCTCCGGGACCGCGATCCTCACGTCGTGGAACTACTCGGCAAAGCCGAACCAGTACACGACCGGCGCGGCGACCTGGCAATTCACGGGGACCTAATCTATGCCCATGTCGTTCGACGAGATATTGAGCCTTGCCGCGAGGAGCGGTCCGATCGAGTACGAGGTAAAGGCCTGGGGTGGACGGAAGGTATTCATCCGCGATCCCTCTAGCGCCGACGTCGACCAGTGGCGGGTCTACTGTCACGCGAACCAGGGCAAGGGAGTCCCGTTCTCCGCGCGGCTCTGCCAGCTCCTCCTCTGCGACGAGGATGGCAACCGGATCGTGCCGCAGACGGACGAGGCGCTCCAAGCTCTAGCCGACTCCGACGCGGCCGCGATCGCCGAGATCGCCGAGCATTGTCTGCCGATGGTAAACGCGATGACGCAGGAGGAATCCGAGGAGCTGCAAAAAAACTGAAGCGCCAGCCGTGGGAGATGTTTGTCCACCGGCTGGCACTGGAGATCGGCGAGCCTGACGTCGACGCGCTGAAAGCCCGCATACCTCATCGGATGATGAAACGATGGTTCGCCTACTACATCCTCGAACCGTGGGGGCAGTCCTGGCTACGGTCGGGACGGGAGGTCTCGCTGATCCGCGCGGCCCTCACTGGGCGATTCGACAAGCACGACGAGGAGCGATTCCTCGTGACGTACCAGCCAGGCCGGGAGTATCGCTCGGCGATCCCGCCGACGGACGAGGAGATCGCGGAGCGTCTCATGCGGCTCCCAGGAATGCGGGCGGAGGAGCGGCCTAAATGGCAACGATCGGAAAAGTCCGGGCAGTCTTTACGGCGTCGACCTCCGGGCTCGTGAGCGGCGTCAACGCTGCGGCCGGCTCGATGCGAAAGCTGGAGTCGAGCGTCGCCAGCCTGCGGACTGGGATGTCGGCGCTCGTCGCGATCCAGGGGGCGCAGCTGTTCGGCTCGATCGCGTCGTCGGCCGGCGGGTATATCCGGTCCCTCGTCGCGATGGGCCAGGCCCAGGCCGACGTCATCGACTCCCAGTCGAAGCTCGCGGCCCGCACCGGCATGACCTACGGCGAGTTCGCCGGCCTCGCCCTCGCCGGCGACCTGGCTGGCGTCGGGATGGATGCGATCGCGACGGCCGCCACGAAGGCCGACATCGCGTTCGTGCGGGCGTCGAACGGGTCGGCGACCGCTCGGGCCGCGTTCGCGAATCTCGGCCTATCGCTCGACGACCTGTCCGGCATGTCGGCCGCCGATCGGTTCGACGCGATTGCGTCCGCTATCGCCTCGCTGCCGACCGAGGCCGAGCGGGCGGCGGCCGCGACCGCCATGTTCGGAAAGGCGGGCTCGCAGCTCCTCCCGCTATTCGCTGGAGGGGCCGAGGGCATCGCCGAGGCCAGGGCCCAGGCGGAGCGGCTGGGGCTTGCGCTCACCACCGCCCAGGGCCAGGACGTCGAGGCGATGAATGACGCTTTTACGATGGCAGGAAAGGCGATGGAGGGAGTCGTGACGCAGGTCGTCGCCTACCTCGCGCCGGCCGTGCAGGCCGTCGCCGACACGTTCACGAATCTCGTAGGTTCAATCGGCGGAGCGAACATCGGCGCGGCGATCGGAGACGGGATCCTCGTCGGAGCCCGCTACCTGGCAGGAGTGGGAGACTGGCTGATCGCCAACCTGTCGAGCGTCTGGGGGTACGTCTCCCAGGTCTGGGCCCAGGCCTCGGCCGTCGTCGATCTCCTGGGCCGCGCGACGTCATTCCTCGACGGCGTGTTTCAGTCGGCGCAATACGCGTTCCTGTCCGTCGTGGCAGCGTTCACCAATACGTTCGAGGTCCTGGTCGGCATCGCGGCAGCCATCGCGGACGCTCTCGGATACGGGTCGGCGACGCTGGACGGAACGCTCGCGGCCGCAAAAGCATTCAACGACGAGATCGGCGCGGGAATCAAGCGCAGCGGATCGGCCGCCGCCCAGTCGTTCGGCGCAGCGTTCGGCGATAACGCGAAACCAGTCGGCCAGGCAATCGCCGGCCCGCTCACGACGGCGCTCGACGCTGCCGTCGCGAAGGCCGAGGCATCGGCCTCCCAAGTGGACGAGGCCGGGAAAGGCGCGGCCGCCATCGTGACCGAGGCCGTCGCGGCTCCCCAGCAGCTCAAGGGAACCGACAGTCGCTCGGCCGAGGGAGTGGCGGAGATGTTTCGCCTGATGCGAGGCGATGGCGGCGACGTCCAGCAGCAGCAGCTCGGGGTGCTCCAACAGATCCGCGACGAGCTGGCGTCGGGCGACGACTCCTACCCGTTCGCGTTCGAGGGGGGCTGATCTATGGCGGTCGTGAGCTACCAGCGCGTGATGGATGGGACGACCATCGCGGGAAAATATGGCGAGTCCTTCCAGGTGACCGAGCGCTGGCAGGTCCGCGTAGACTCGCCGCTGACGAGCAAGGTCGCCATTGTGAACGGCGTTCCGCCCTGCTACTACGGCACGGCGCACCCGGAGGTATCCGGGATCTACTGCCACGAAGTCGACGCGTCTCCCGTCGATCGCGACGGGATGCTCTGGCTGGTCACGGCAAAGTTCTATATCCCGAAGCGGGAGAAAGCCGCGAACGGTCTCCCGAAGGACGACTGGCAAGCGAACGGCTCCACGACGAACGTACCCGCTTTCACGGCGCTCGACGGAACGACGATCTGCAACTCCGCAGGCGACCCGCTCGAAGGCCTATCGAAGGAGCGCGACGAGCGATCCTGGACGCTGACGCGAGCGTATGCCGACCATGCGGCCGCCATCGCGGCCCGCGACGCCTACTCCGGACGAGTGAACAGCGCGACGTGGGCAGGAACCGCGGCGAAAACATGGAAGGCGACATTCAAGAGCGCGAAGCGAGCGTCGATCCACAAGTTCGAGGGAGACTCCAACGGTGACAAGATCGAGTACGTCGAGGCGGTCTGGGAGTTTCGGTATGAGGGGTCCGGGTGGAAATTGACCCCGTGGGACGTCGGGTTTATGGAGCTAGTGTCTGGCCAGCGGAAGGCGATTCTCGGAAGCGATGGGAAGCCCGTGAAGCAGCCCGTCGCCCTCAACACCGACGGCACAAAGGCGACCGCAGGGACCAAGCCGTTCGTCATCAACTACGGGAACGGCGTCGACGTCTACCCGACCGCAAACTTCACGACCGGGTTCGGCGAGCCTGCCATCGTATGAGCGAGCGACGCGTCCACCTAACTGAATCATCGGCCGCGCGCATCGGCTCGGCGGTCCGCACCGTCGAGCAAGGCGGCCGCGACGTCCCGCCCGTTCACTTCCGCCAGGTCGGCGACGACGGCGATCCGGTCCGGCTGTGCAAGACCGTCTCGAGCTGGTCGAAGAACGCGACCCAGACGCTAAACGTCTGGGAGTCGGGGACGACACCGAGCGAGACGCAGACGACAGGCGAGACGATTACGGCGACGAACAAGTTCGCGACGATCGCGTCCGGCAAGTTTTGCATCGTGGCGAAGGCCGGGAACGGAGTCTGGTATCTGATCGCTGCGGAGTGCTAGATGCTCCTGCCGTGCTCTCCATGCTGTAATCCCGACTTTACGGCGGCGGTCGCGCTGCGCGACTGGGGGGTAAACGCGAACCCGGCGAATATGTCGGGCTGGACCCAGGCGTATACGCCGAGCAATCCCGGCTCCGTCTACTGGGACTACGTCGCTGCGAATCTGTACCCGCTCCATTCGTCGACGACGGCGACGGCGTCGCTGAGTCTGCCGGCCTATACCAGCTCGTGGGCGACCGCACAGGTCAAGGTGACTTTCCTTGCCAGCGAGGTCGAGGTTCGTGTCGGCATCTCGCGCGGCTCCGTCACGCTAACCGTCCACTACCGGAAGCCGATCGCCTACTGGCCGTCGTTCTCGACGCAGGGGACGTACACGTTCACGGCGTCGGACGTCTACTCATCCACCGCGACGAACCCGTATAGCGATCCGAACCCGATCACGGCCGCCGACATCGGGACCATCGCGATCGTGATCGGATACACGGCTCCCGTATTGGGTCCGTCGGACTACACGATCGCGTTTACCGCCGGCATTCCGACGTTTAGCGGACTGGACGCGACGAACTATTTCGGCTTGAACGGGACTACAGTCCAGGTGACCTATTCCGGCGACGGGACGGCGTCGTCGTCGACTGCGCAATTCTGCCAGCAGGACACGACGCAGACCTGGTGTACCCGCTCGACGCGGATCACGTTCCAGGGTCTCACCGGCTGGATGACGGTCCGGGGATATGGGGCCTGGAGGTGGCCGAGCCTAGGGAACATCTGCCAAGGATCGTGCTACACGTCGAACTATCCAGCCGTGGTTCCCATCGCGTACCCGGTCTGGAAGGTCTGGGGAGAGCCGACAGGGACGCTCGATACGGGGACGCTCGCCGCGCCGGCTCACTCCTACGTCTATCCTGGCTTCCCGTCGAACAGTCACGGTTCCGTCCGGCTCGTTCTCTCGAAGGTGTAGCCGATGCTCTGCGATCTGCGCGACTCGCTGCGCTGCCCGAGATGCCGCAAGGCTGCGGCTGGACCTGGCGTCCTGCGCGAGTGCGTCCGGCCCGGCCTGGGCGATCGAATCGCCTCATGTCTCCAGGCTGTCGGCATCACGAAGGAACGCGTCAGCGCGGCGATCGGTCGGGATTGCGGATGCCAGCATCGCCAGCAACTCGCCAACAGGTGGGGCCGATTGGTCGGGTTCGGCGATTGAGCGAGGCCGCAGGGCTGGTAGCGTCGTGGCAGGCATGGAGGCTACATGGCGACGAAAAAACGGCTGGTCGACGAGGTCGTCTCGCTCCTCCCGACCTCCTCACGGGTCAAGTGGGAGTCCAC